AGGTTAATAATGCCCTGGTCGAAACTCGCTACCTGTGTCTCTCCTTTGTAGATTCCCATTCCCTGACTGTTCACTGTGACGTGAGCGCCGTTCTTATCTCCTACGTGTGCGCCGTCCTGATCGTGCGAGAAGGCGTTTGTCAAATCCTCGACCGTGCTCTTTACTTCGTCAGCCTTGTTGCTTGCTTCCGTTGCCATAGTCTTCGCCTCCTTTGCTGTGTCATTGGCGTTCTTTGCGTCCGCGGCTACATGGCTCACTTCCTCCGCTGCCTTCTCAGCTTTAGCCGCGACAGTCTCGACTTTCTCTGCCGCTGCTGTTGCCGTGGTTGCTACGTCAGCAATCTTCTCTGTTGCTGCGTCAGCCTTCTTCTCAACAGCTACCGCTTTCTCCTCAACGGCTTGGACCTTAACCGTGGCCTTGTGGGTGTCTTCTACTGTCTTGCGTGTGGTCGATGCGAGGGCGGTCAGACGCTTGTCAGTTGCTTCCTGCGTGCGTTCTTGGGACGTTGTGCCACTCTTGGTCAGCGTGCCTTCGATTGCGCCGAAGCTGTATCGCGTGGCCTTTGGGTCCACGAGGTTAATCGTTCGACCAACACAGAGCATCATGCGGTCAATGCCGTGCGGCTCGCTGGTGACTTGGACACGCTGCAAGTAGTCAATCTGCTGGACGGCCACATCTGCGTAATGTAGATCCGTAGCGCTCACCGTGATGGAATCGGAGAGCTTGCCAGCGGCAAGGTCGGCCACTGCTTTGTCTGCAAGTGCCTGTGGCTGGTTCAGATGGTCATACTCCATCAGCCTCTCAATGACGCCATAACGCTCAGCCATTGCAGTATCTACGACCGCGTCGCCGACAATGTCATAACCACCGCCAACATAGGCGTGTTCATCATCGATGGTTACGTCCTTCTCGTCTTCACCCTCGCCGGTCTTGCCAACTGGCACGATGGCCGTGTAGATGTCTTTACCATCAGCGCCGGTGTTTAGATCAAGAAGGTTCTGACCAAGCTCTACAGACTGAGCGGCTTCGCTTGAACCGTCCGCGTTCAACCAATCGAAGTAGTTATCCTCGCCCACATAGCGAACACGGAAATAACCACCGCAGAGCTTCGTGAGCTTCTCGCGCATCTCCTTCAGTGTGGTCGGACGTGTGCCGGTGCCACGCTGAAGCGCGCCGAAGTTAACGCCAGCGTTAATGCCTACCTTGAACTTCTCGCATCGGTTAGACACGCGCAGGTTGTGTTGCTCAATGAACCACTCGAACAGCTCGCCAGCCTTAGCGGGGGCGTTAATCTCGCAGTCAATCTCGTCAGTGTCGTATGTCTTATAGGGGCGGACGGTGGTGTCGTTGAGGTAAGCCATCGCGCCTTCGCAGATAACATCAATAGATCCGTTCATAGACATCGACACTTTGCGGATTCGACCACGGAAGAGAATCTTCTGCGTCTCGTGTTCCGTGAGCTCAATCTCGCGCTCGGTGTTCATGACCGATTCGCGGTTAAACGCGCGCCAGAGCGGGTGTGTTGGCTGCACGGTAAAAGAAAGAGTCGGAGACTGCCCCGACTCTTCTACAAGCTTACCAGCTGAAATCTGCACGCCTTCCTCACGCGGATCATGAATAACGTTTCCCGCATAAGTCAGTACATACATTTCTATGCCACCCTCTCCCACATATAGACGGCTCTGTAAGGTGGCATGTTGTTGTGTGGCTGGCCACCACCGACCGCGTCAACCTGGAAGCGGTAATTGGTATACGTATCAGCTGAGCGTGCCGTCCACTGGTTGCCGCCGCCGTTATCCGTGCCGTAATGCATCGAGGTGTCGTGACTGTGGCTTGGCATCTCGTTGATGGTCAGCGTGTGAGTGTCCTCGCCGCCAGTTGAGCCTGCGGGAAACTTCTGCGACTGAGCCAGAAGGAACACACCATTCAACGCCTGCCATGTACCGCCAAGAAACGTTGCAGGGTCAGTTGACTTGGTGCTTTGGTAGATTGCACCTACTGGAAACATAGCGTCCAGCAGGTCGAAGTTCTTGGCCAAGTCCTTAATAGTCTGAACAGTCTCGTCCGTGACGTCAGGCTTCGTGAGACCCAGCCTTGGAGTCTTTGTGCTCATTAAATGTCCTTCCAATCGAAGTCGAGCATAACTGTTGTGTTGTTGTGTGTCTCCGCGTCATCGACGTACGCATGCTCTCGCCATGTTCCGCGCATGTCCTGCCACTTCTTACCGGCTAGGCTGGACCATGTCAGACCCTTGAGTCTGTTCTTTCCAGCGCGGCCAATGTATGCCAGGCTTGTGCCGTCGAGCTGCTCCCAGGTAAGCCCCGCATAATCGCGCCAGATTGCCGTTCCGTAGTCCGGCGTAGTGTTTACGGTTACACGGTTCTTTCCGTTGTGCAGCTCCAAGTCTCGGTTTATCCACACACCCGGCTGAAGGTCAACGGTTCGCCCGTTGATGTTGACAAGGGCGCGTGTGTGGCATGTGATGGCCGGAACCACCGCATGCGCGGGGCCGTCGATGATGTAAGTCTTGCCAAGTTCACCGTCAAGCTCGTAGTGCATAACACCGCGCGACTTGTATGGATCTGCAGTGATTGTTAGCTTGATGTCCGCCGTCTCGTCGTAGAGCGTCTGGGAGGTGACCTCGAAGCGTCCTGTGTAGGTGTAACCATCGTCCCAGGACAGCGTGAACTCTAAGCGCCTACCGTGAAGCATGTTACGCATGGCGGTCAGCGTTGTCTCAACGCTTGCCCAGTCATGTGTGTCGAGCGGCGAGAGTGTAATGGTGATTGTCCGCTTGTCGAACACCGGCGCACCCGTCAGCCACTCAGACAAGTCCAACACGCCATCGCGTCCAGGAATAGACACCGTAGATGTTCTGGTGGCTGGCGGTTTGTCTGTGTAGTTCGTGACTGCTAGGCGATAGGTGGCGCAAAGCGGCACTCCATCAACCACAACCTCGTACGTGTCTGTTAGTTCCGTCATCTGTTTGCCACCACCTTATATTCACCGAGGTTTGAATCCACATACGGCGAGACAATCGAACCGACCGTCTGGCCATCCATCACAACGCGCATATTGCGCACATCTTCACGCAGTCCACTAATCTCGCTAATCAACTCGTCGTCACTCTTAGAGTTGTTCACTGCATCGCTGATGTAGCCTGTGAGCGTGCTAATTGGCGCGACCGCTTCAGGTCCTGCTTCTCCGCCAATCATGGCCTTGTTTCCGTTCATGCCGAACATGGTCGGATTCATCAGAACACCACCGTCGGCGTACCACTCAATGCCCAGGCTTGGAACAGATGGTGGAGCGAGCGAGAATGTACCGGAGATGCTAAAGTGCGGAAGCTTAATCTTTGGGAACTCAAGATGAAGACCGCGGAAGAATCCGCCGATGGCGTCCAGGGCTCCGGATACGGTGTTCTTAGCGTCGCCCATGACGTTGCCAATCGTGCTCGAGATACCGTGGAAGACGTTGCTCACCGTGCTTGAGATACCGTTAAACACTGCCTGGAACGTTCCGGCGATTCCGTTGACAATGCCGGACAGAGCAGACGAGAGACCATTCACGATGCTCGTGACGGTTGTGCTCATGCCCTGGAACACTGTCTGCGCGCCATTTGCGGCCATTTGCCAGTTGCCTGTGAAGATACCAACAAACACGCCGATAACCGTCTGAATTACGCCGACTGTGGTCTGAATGATGCCGGAGATTGTTCCCATTACCGTCATGACAATGCCGCCGACAACCTCAAACGCTGCACCAAACACCACGGACACGATTGTGGCCACTGTAGTGAACGCCACGCCCAAGTTCTGAAGCACTGTGTCAACAAGTGGCTGAGCCGCTGCAGCGAACTGAGAAATGGCGTCTCGTGCTGTTTCGATGTATGGCGATAGAGTCTCAAAAGCTCCGCCGACAGCTTCGCCGAATCCGCTGAACGCTTCAACGATAAGACCCGCGCCCGTGCTTAGTCCGTCAAGCGCAGGCTGCAGAATACTCATAACAAAGTCGGCCACTGGTTGCATGGACTGAAGCCACGCGTCAAATCCTCCGCCAGTGGATAGGTTGGTGATTGCGTCCGCGAGTTGTTTGATTAGATCCGCTGCGCCGTTGACAACAACCGCAAATGCCCCGCCGAGTACTTCAACGATTGAGTTCAGCACCGGGACGATGGCATCTATTGCATCGCCGAAGATTGGCCCTAGGGCGTTACCAAGCTCACCAAGCGTGCCCATAAGATTGCCAAGTGCCTCTTGCAGTGGTGGAGACACCGCGACCAATCCAGCGAACGCAGCGATGGCGATTCCAACGGGACCACCCAACGCACTCAGCAAGCCGGACAAAGGGCCGAGCATAGCGCCAAGCACTGGGATATTGGCAATAACCGGAGCAAGGCCGCTGAGCGCCATGGCCGAGAAAGCCGAAGCGATAGGAGCCACAAACGTCGGAATATTGCCGAGTTGCTTGCCCATGGCATCAATAGCCGGCGCCGCTTGCTTGAACGCATCAACCAACACCTGAATAGCCTGCGTGAAAATTGGAGCGGTCAGACGCGACAGAGCCGCGCGAACGTTAGCGAATGAGCCAGCCAGTGTGTTACCAGACGACAGAGCCGCTTCGCCTAGACCGATACGCATTGCTTCCGAGAATGTATGGAAGTCAATCTGTCCCTTGGAGACCATGTCGGAGACTTCTTTGGACGTCTTGCCAAGGTATTCACCCAGGAGCTGCAGAACTGGTACGCCAGAGCTTGAAAGCTGCAGCATGTCGTCGCCCATCAGCTTGCCACGCGATGCGACAGAGCTGAAGATAACGCCGATATCGTTGAACGCTCGACCAGATGCTGCCGCAACGTTCGCAACGGACTTCAGCGTGTTGGTCATATCCTCGCCGGACTTAATGCCAGCTGCAGAAAGCGTTGCTGCCGCTGTTGCGGCGTCGCCTAGGCCAAACGCCGTGCCGCGGACTGATTGAGTGGCCGAGTCCATAATGGACTCGATGTCCTGGGCGTCATGGCCAAAGCCGGCGAGCTTCTTTCGTGCGTTGTCGATGTTCAGCGCGCGGTCAATGCCGCCCTGGATGGCCATACCAGCAACCGCGGCAATTCCCGCCTGGCCTACGCCAATCAGTGAGCTCGTGATTTGCTGAGTGTTGGTGCGCACGGCATTCCATGCGTTGGATAGTCCGTTTCTCGCGCTTGTCGCGATGCCGCTGAAAATGTTCTGAGCCCGCGACCTAAGCTCTGCAAACGATGACTGCACGCTGCCAGACGCATCGCCCATACTGTGATCCATAGAGCGCGATACTTCCTGCGCTTTATTTTGAATCTGACTGAGTGAAGATTGCGCCTTGTTTACGCCGTCAATAAAGCCATCGGCGTTAACGGTGAATTTTGCGGAGAGTGTATAGTCACTTGCCATATATACCTCCTCTCATGTTTATTTCTGTTGATTCGATAGAGCCTTCTCGAGCGCGGCCATTTTGTCGCGCGCTTCTTTCGCGCTCATGGTCTTTCTGTCAGGCTTGTTTGCTTCAACCCACAAAAGCTCAGGCTCTTCGCTCTTCTTCTTGTAGCCATTGGCGAGCGCGTTTGCTATTGCTTCATTGAGAAGCATTTGGTCAGACGCGACGCGGTCATGCTCAGCTACTTGAAGAAGGGCAATCTGAGCCGCTGTGAGCCTGTCAAACTCGTCCGGCGTCCACCCAAAGCGAACAGCCGCCCACGCCCACATTGCGTCACGCTCATAGCCTGTCAGCGGCTTCTGTGGCGCTTCTTGTGGTTGGTTGGCCTGTTGTTTGTTTGTGGATGGTCTGACCCAGCGCGGGCTCACCAGATCTACTGGAATAAAAAACCGCAGTCCTTCATGAGTGAGTCGCTTACGGCTTCAATCATCTGAGCGTAGCCGTGCTCCTGCAGGTACTTTCCAGCAAGCTCAATGGCCTGTGTAGGATTGACCCATGCGCTTTGTCCACTCTCGCGGATGCCATACGCGAAGATGGTCTTAGTCTCGCGCAGGGTTGGCTGAGCGGTGAACACGGAAATAATACTTTTGTTACCAATCGCACTCTCGGCCATCTCAACACGCTTCTCCGCATAGAGAAGCTCGTATGTAGTACCGTCAACATCGAAGGTAAAATCTGCCATTTCTTACTCCTTAACTAATAAAAAAGGGGCAGCCGAAGCTACCCCGTGATTGTGTTAGTGGACGCCTATCGTCCTGTTGGCTTGGTGATTGCCTTAGCCTTGGCGGCTGCATCAATATCGAACCACGTCCACTTGCCTGTACCTGTGAGAGATACAGACGCGGTGCGTACATCGTCGGTTGGAGAATCTGCCTCGTACTTGGTAACGATGACAGCGCCGCCACCGATTGGAGTGAAGTCTGTATTGTCCAGGAACTCCTTGACGCACAAAATAGTGCCGTCGGCGAGTGCCTGGCGGAACAATTTGTCGCTCTCAGCGTCCTTGACAGCCACCGTATCGACGGAAACCTCGAAGGAACGGGTAGATGCGCGATTGACCTTCCAAGCACCGCGAGAAGACTTCGTGGAGACGCTCGTAGTATCAGCGGAAAGCGATACCTTGTGAGACTTCTCGCCGGCGATTGCGAGGAGCTTAGATCCGTCAGCGCTAAATACGCCAAGCAAGACCTCTGCGCCGTTTACAGCGTTAACGCCACCGGCGGAGACGTCGCAATATGCACCGCTATCGAATGCAGTTGAATCTGGCATAGTAATGACCCTTTCTACTTAATAATCAGACCATAAGAGACGACCACCTCGAACGACACAACCGCGTGCCATTCTCCTGTCTCGTCTCTCTTAATTGTGTTTAGACCGTTATCCGTTTGACGGATGACCTGGAACGGACAAGCCAAACTAATTGGCTGGCTCATGGCTTCTTCTAGAGCCGTTACCATCTTGAATATCTCCTCGCGCGTCTTAGACGGCTTGGAGATTGCGTGGAGCTCGATAGTATAGACGTCCAGCCACATTGTTTTTGTTTTGTCCGAACGAACTGAAAGTGCGCCGACGGAATAAAGAGGAGAGGGTTCTTTATTCGCGTCGGTCACACACTTAACACCCGTGCCGTCTTTGACACGTGCCACAACCGCCGCGACAAAGTCGTCGAGCGGGAGTCGCTTTAGTGCTTGCCTCATAAGCCTTTACTCCTTAGATACTCACCGCACCGCTTCTTCAGAACAGCGCGCGCCGCCTTTATCTCCGTAGCAAAGAAGTGCTGGCCTTCCACGAATGGTGCCTTTAGGCGCTTGCCAAGCTTCGGAACGTACTGGCCAACGTTTTGACGGTGGCCATACTCAACATGCGGAGCGTATTCGCCTGTATAGCCAATCTCTCCTTCGCCACCTTTGACACTCTGGCGAATAGAACCAATCAACTCGCCCGTATCTCGTGGTGTGGTTGCGCGTAGATCTTCGGCTATCTCGTTCACGGTGCGCTTCATAACAATCTCGGGCTTGATGTTTGCAAGCTCCTTCAGTGCGTCGCCAAGTCCGCCGTCGTCAAACTCCAGGCGAACACTAGGCATACGCATCACCCTTTAGCTTCTTCAGTGACAAAACGCGGCGGCGTCCGAAGTCACTCACATGGATAACCTCGAAGACGTCACCAGCGTCAATCACGGGAAAGCGAACAAGCGACGCGCGAAGAGCAAGCTCGGCGGGAACTGTCGTGATAAGCGTCAAGTCACACGCCGCGTAGTCGTTGCCTTCGTTTGTCGTCTCTACAAGGGACGCAGGGCATACCCTCGCCCGGATGGTTGTTAGCACCCGGCGCGAGAGCACGCGGTTTCCTAGCTTGTCGCGCGCGTCGGTGTCCGCGAGCTCAATCAACTCGCACATCCGCCACTTCATACGAACCTCACCTTTGGGAACTGCAGAGCGGCGGTAGTGTCCGCTCTAGCAATCTCAGCCAAAGCCGAAAGCTCCGCGGCATACTCCGCGAGCAAATCGTCCACAAACTGAAGGGACAAGGTTCCACCCTGCCCCTCCGCCTCCTGTGTGATGCCTTCGTCGAATCGGCGGTTCACCGCCTTGATGGTCGCATCGACCACAAGGGACTCAGCTGTGGCGGGTAGCGTGGATACACCAACGCGCAAACAGATGCGGTCTGTGAGCGTATGCGTGACCTCTTCCAGCCACTTATCGCTCGGCTTATCCTCGACCGCTTCGAGTCGTGTCTTGACGCGATCTAATACGCTCATACGCTCACCTCCTTACTCGTGAGTTAGACGGTTGCCTTAATCTCAGCCTTGACAACGCCGTCGGTAATCTCTGGGAAGATCTTGACGCCAGACATAACCAAGGTGTCGCAGGTTGCGTTATTGGTGTTGATATTGTGGGTAATACCAACGAAGCCGGTAGCATCGGAGGTCAGGCCGAAAGTGGAAGCAAGGTCAGAACCATTTGCTGGGATATATGCCAGGTTGAGGTTCATAGCTGCAGTACCAAAGAGAGTACCTGCCCTAACCGCGGAAGAGGTGATTGCAGTACCCAGGCCAAGGAAGTCCTTGAGGTAAGTGATGCCTGCAGCGTTCTGAGTGGTTACGGTTGCGGTGCCGAGGTAATCAGCCACATCGAGAGGGTTGACGAAGAAGACGAATGGGTTGGCTGCGTCAGTATCGAATCCGTCGTAGCCCTCAAACTTAGCGGTAAGAGTTGCCCAGAGGTTGGCCATAGCAGCCTGAAGGGTCTTGCCGTTCTTTGCTGCAGCTGTGGTAGTTGCGACACTTGCAATCAGATCGCTGCGAATGCCGTTCTGGATGGTGCCGATAAGCTGAGCGTCTGCCTCGTTGATTGCATGGTCGCGGCCACGAAGCTGAATAGCTTCGGCAGAGGTGACACGGCGATACTTCTTAAGAGGAAGCTCGATGGTCTGGTCAAGCTGACGCTTGATGTTAGACGCTGGAATGGTGTCACCCTCAGCAACTACGCCATTCTTAACGTCCTTCACGAACTTATAGGTCTTGATGGTGCCGCCCTGTGGTACTGGAATAAGGTTGGTAATACCGAGAGCCTTCTGAAGCTCCTGGATGCCCTGGGAGAATCGGTTGACGTAATCAATAGAAATCTCAGGAGCGATGTCGGTCTTTATGGTAAGTCCTGTTTCTGCTGGCATGATAAGCCACCTTTCTTAGTGTTAAATAAACAATCCGATGTTGTCGCGGATGGCTGCCTGGCGAGCGATTGGGTCCTTGATGGCCAAGATCTCTTCTTTGGTCATCGTCTTAGTGGCCACACCCGCCGCAGGAGCTTTGCCCGCGAGCTGTTTCTTCACGGCATCTTCTACGGCCGCCGTGAAAGCCGTTGAGAAAGCGTCAACGGACGCCTTTGTTTCCTCTGCAGTCTCACCCACTAAACGCGCGAGAATGTCATCGCTGACCGCGATACCTTGCTCAGAGAGTTGACGACGAGACTCGGCCACCATCGCGTTTACAGTGTCGCGACGCTTGTATTCGTCAAGCTCCTTTTGAACCTTGTCACGTTCGTACTCTGCCTTTTGCTGAGCATTCATCTCGGCCAGCTTTGCAGCTTCTTCGACCTTTGCGGCTTGCTGCTTCTCCCACTTCGCTAGACGCTTGGAGACAATCTCGTCAACATCAGCGTCCGTGTACTTTGGCTGCTGCTTGTTGTCCTGCTTTGGCTCGGTCTGTGTGGTGGCCGCGTCCTTGTTAGCGCCCTCGCCATCCACTACAGGAGCCTGAGCCTGCTTAGTCTCCTCTGTGGTCTCTGTGGTTGTTGCTGCGTTTGTTTCTGCACCCATTGTTTTTCTCCTAATCCCCGGCGCTCCAAGGCGCGTCGGCGTGCCTTTTCTCCTTAGCTTTTAGCGACGTCAAAGCTTGGTCGATGCATTAAAAAAGCGACCGTCTAGTCGCTTTCAATACACAGTTCAACAATTTTCTCTAGTACCTCGTCCGTGGGACATCCACGACAACGCATGAGCTCGCGCTCCCCTGCGTCCACAACGCACACCGTCGGAAGGTGAGTGATGCTCTTCGCGTCCTTGGACCTTGGTGAGCAGTCAACGTCGATAATCTCGTACTCGATATCTTCTTCAGATAAAGCCGGCACTATCCTCTTGATAGTCCCGCGACAGATGCTGCACCACTCGGCCATATAGATCACTACTCGCGCCATATTCTCACCTCCTTGGCGGTCTAACAAAAAAAGCCACCCGGAGGTGGCTCGTGAAAGCTAGTTGATTGGTGAAGGTTAGAAAGTAATTAGATTGATATGGAGACCATCTTCATCTTTGCTCCACTCTTCTTCGCACTCGTCTTTGATAAATTTCTCCGGAACATAATCCGAACCAATTAACCAAAGTGATTCGAACTCTTTAGCTTCACTGAAGTCGACTAACCAACCAGATAAATCCATAGCTAACATGTCGTCAAATTCTGCCATGTTGCCTTCGCCACAATCAAGAAAGAACACTTTTCCTTGTTTATTGGCTTCTTCTTGTACACGATTAAAGAAGTTAACGAACTGGGCATCACTTAAATCGTGCTTTGTTTTAAGTCCCACTACCTTCTGTAGCACGCCTGTATCTGACATTAGTCGCACCTCCTCGCATAATTGTTACAAAGTCACCCTTTGCATCTACGATTACAAGATTACCATCATATTCATAGAAAGTGCAAGGATTATCGCCTTCTTGTCCCCACCAGTCACCGGTAGCAACTCGTTCAGCTTTCTCAATAATTTCGTTACATATTTCTACGAACTTATCTCTATCTTCTTTTAACGACGGATTCAATTTCCATTCTCTAGCATGTTTGCGCATCTTTTTGCCAACTTGCTCTTTCGTAAATGCAACCTTATCCGTCTCTAAGAAAACGGTTCGTTTAGACTTCTTCGCTCCAACGCCTTCCCAATTCTCATATGCCTTTTCTCTGGCTTTCCGCTTCTCCAATTCCTCCTGCTTCTGTTGCCATGCGTCCCAATCGTCCACGGCTGGCGCAATCTGACAACGGCAATATGGATGGAGTGGCGGGAAGTTCACGCCCACCTGCATATCCTCGAAGCGGAATGTAGATCCATTCACGCCTTCGCACTCTTCGCAGGCGCGCTCGTCATGCACCACCTCGATGGTGTAAGAGTCGAAGCCTTCACGTTTCAGCTCCTCAACCTGTGCCATGCGCGAGACGTAAGTGCCCTCGGTGTAGACCAGGCGCATAAGCGATGACTGCGGAACGTCCACAAAGCGCTTCTCGAGAGCCTTCGCGATTCGCTGATACGAATCGCCGCGCGCGAGTGCCTTCGACATGTCCTGCGCCACGTAAGACGCGAGAGTTTCCGTGTTGTCCCAGATGCGCTGGGAGTATGACGTGTTACCCGTCCACACCGTATCAACGAAACGACGAACCGCGTCAGAGTCCATGCTGTAGAACGCTCGACCAAATCCCATCGCTTCAGCCGCCGTGTTTGCACCACGTAAAGACTGGCGCATGATGTGATTATCAACGCGCTGAATCACGTCTCCTGTAGCTTGGTAGAGATGCAAGCGTGCGGACGCTTGTAAGCCTTCGAGCCTGTTCAGTTGGTAGATACTCTTACGCACATCCACAATGGACTGCATATCCGGGTGCTGGCGCAGAAACTCGTCACAGTCACGGATAAGGAGCTCGCGGTCTTTCGGGTCCATCGTCTCCATAAGGCGGCGATACTCCAGGACGCCATTCTCGCCGTAGCGCTGATAATACTCAGCAATCTCGCGATTCAGGCGGCGGAGCTCGCTTTCGTAGGCGTTATGGACGCGTATCGACAGAGCGCGTTCGTCTTTCTCCATCGCTGCGTCAGCGAGTGTTTGGCGGCTGTGCCAATACGAGTCCATGTTGCTCCTTATCTAACAATTTCTGGCATAGCATCGCCCAAAAGAATCGAGCGTGCCTTGTCATGATCTACTCCAATGGACGCACTAATGACGCTTATCGCCTGAGCCTCTGACAGGCTTCCCGCGGCGTATTGTGCAATAACAGAAAGAAGTGATTGGGTCTGTGCTCCGTTGAGCGACTTCAGACCTCCATCACTCGCCCCCCCGTCTGTACGGTCTGGGACCATCTGCGCGGCCTGCTCTGCGCGTTCATCGGCCATGCGCTGCATTTCAGCTTGTGGCGAATCAACGCACGAAAGAACGGAGAGCTGCGTCTCCTCGGACGTAATGCCGGAGAGGTTGCCCGCAATCTGAGACTCTTCGAGCAAATTCGATGGTAGGTTGCGCGTGAAGGTGGCGCGGACGGTAGTCCATGCCTTAGCGTCTAGGCGCGTATTTCCTGCGTAGTTACACAGCAGCTTCCAACGCCTAGAGAGCGAACGGCGGAACTTCCTCTGCTTTACTACAGCGATATCGCTCATGGCCTGAAGGCGGTACTTGATAGCAATACCGGAGCTGGTGTCGAACTTCTCGCTTGAGAGGTCTGACACCATCGACAGAACGAAGATGAGACGTTCCACACGATCAATGAAGTTTTCCTGCGTGCCGTCTGCGTCAGGCTTAGACAGAAACTCAACGATGACGTTTGCCGCGTCCCTCGAGTCTAGATTGATGATGCGCGAGTCTCTCAGATTCTGCAGCGTCTGGTCGTCCAGGCGCGCGCCGAGAATCTTTAGGTATGCATCAGCGTAGTACTCGACATCGTTAGCCTTCTCGGAGATTGCCTTGTTGTACGCGTTAATGAGCGACATGACGCCCTCAAACAAGCCAAGACGCTCCTCATTGTCCACATACTCAACCACAGGCACATCGTCAAAGCCGTGAATGACAGGCTCACCGAAGATGACCTTCGAGCCGTCCATCACAAACGGCATCTCGAACATGGAATCGTAGAGCGTGCCGCGGAGTGTGTCGCGCTCATTGTCGAAAAGGTTATCGTCCAACCAGAAGCGCACCGCGTAGATGATGTCATTCTCTACGGTGTCATCGCGGACAACGAAGCAATTCATTGGCGTGACTGAACAAGAACGCGCGAAGGCTTCCTCGTCGCGCCACATCAACTCATAGCCTGCGCCGTAGATGTCGGCAAGCTTGGAAAGCTCGGCGTCTAGGTCGTCAGAATCGTTGACCGCGCTCCACACGTCCAGATACTCCGCAAACGCTTCATCGTCAGCGGTAGTGCGAATAGGAACGCCCAAGAAGTAGCCGACCATGGAGTCCACGATCTGCTTGGCGAAATTGGCCACGAGTCTATTGTCCGGCTTGTATTCTGCCTTTTCCTTCTGGTGCAGAATGTCGTGGTCGCCCTCGTATGCTTTGCGAAGGCTGGCCAAGCGGTTAATCTGCTTTGCGCGGTAGTCTGTGACGAGCTTGCCAAGAAGCTCCGCGGTCATCTGTGTGTCCTTTGGTAGGCGGTAGCCGCCCCTTTGCTCAAACGTGGAAGCGTTTGCTCCCTTAACGTCAGCATCCACTAAATGCCTCCTCTAAATAGTCGAATGGTTGGCGCATTATCGTGCAAGCGAATAGCACACGAGAGGGAATCAGGCGCGTCATCGTGCTCCGCTCCCTCGGTGAAGTCCATGACTTCGTTCCAGTAATTGACGCTAGCTTCGCGGACACTCTCAAGCCTGGACAGCTTGGACCAAGTACCGCGGCCATACGTCGCAATCTTGATGAACTTGTTGGCGGTCTCTGAGTACGTGTGGACGGGTAACCCATACCCGTCGAGCTTGTCAGCCACGTACCCTTTATCCGCGTTCTTCTCCATGTACACCGTGCCAAGTCTCAGCTCGCGGTGAAGCTCTAGGATGCGCGCCATGCACTTATCGACGTGCGTCTCGCGGTACAGTTCACCGTGGACGTAAGCTTCATCGCCCACCCACTTGATACATGTGATTGCCGTACCGTCTGAACCGCCATAGGCCGCGTCCACGTGCATAATGCCGTCGTAAAGAAGGCTCTCGTCTTTGAAGGTCTTACAATCGCCCTCGAAGACTACGCCCTCCTCTGCCACATGGCGCAGCTCATAGTTAGCCGCAAAGAGTGAGTGCGTCATCGACGCCTTCAGTTGTGTGGCCACGTCCACACTCACGAGCCCAGTGGTATCCCATGGCCACTTCTCAGCGGGTGGCATGATGGTGAACGCGTCGTCTTTGTGCCAAGGTGTTCCCGTGTTGATGATGCGTCCACCGCGGTTCTTGACGTTTTGCAGTTCGCGGTAAATCTGCTTTGTGCGCTCACGCTCAGCGCGGCTCACGCGGTCACGCAGTGTGACGATGTCGTCCGTAAAGATGATGTCCCAGTGCTTACCGGTAAGCGAGCCGCCAATGCCGATGCCCGTCAGTTGAGGGGAACCGGAGACGTTACACGCGAGACTTGTCGAGATTGCTGTAGAGCTTGCTGTGGTCAGTTTCAATGGCTGGCTGTAGATGCTCTGTGCAATCTCCTGGGTGAGCGGATGCTCGACCATGCGACGAACCGCCGCGAGTACTTCCGCGACGTCATTCTCGCCTTTGCGTTGGAATCCCACGGTCAAGTCCGGACGAGTGAGCAATATCAGCCACAGAGCAACCTCGACGCAGGTCGTCTTGTATGAACCTCGATGGGACTGAAGCGTCATGTCACCGTGGCCAAACACCATCTCATGGATCCATCTGTCGTGGAGTCCTTCGCGCAGAAGGTCATAGCCTAGCTCATGCGCCAGGCGAACTGGGTGCTTGGCTATGAGCGTCGCGAGTGCTCTATTTGTCTCCATCGCTCTCTACCTCGTCGAGCAAGCTCTTGAACGCGGCGCTGGCTTCCTTAGCGTTGGCGGAAACTTCCATCTGTTGTACAGGCTTTTGTCCGGAAGAATCGCGGACGAACTCAGCCGCGCGCACGTCTCCTTCGAGTGCCTGGGTGAGCATGGCAAGCGCCATAGCTTCGCTCGCGGTCACGTTCTTTCCCGTGAGCCCTGCGATGGTGGACGCCTCGGACAGCTTGCCTGGCTTCATCGGCATGGCGAGAAGATCTAGAAGCGTCTCACGAATCTCGCGCCTGCGCTTCTGAACCGCGTTAGACTTCGCGGCGCCCTTCTTGCCTATCGCGCTCAGCTCCGCCTTGGTGCGCTTGCTGTTAGGCGTTAAGTTCTTCGCCGCGTTCGGATTGTTTGCCATTCGTGAATAAACTCCTTCACTTATGCATAAAAATGAATATTGAGCTAACAAAAAAGCGCCCTCATTTCTGAGAGCGCCCGAGTCGCTTTGTTAACTTTCGTACATTCCTACGGTATCAAGATAGCACGTTTTAATATGAATATAACTGCAAGATTATGCATGATTTATGAATATTCTTCTTGCTTTATACACAGCCTAGCAATACCCACCGTGTTTGTAAACTCCAAAGAACGTTCGCGCAGGATAAACGCTTGACGCATAGAAACGTGCGCCCTCTTGGCCGTCTCCGCCCACGTGTAACCTTCGACGAAGTACAACTGCATCACGAGGGCCGCATCTTGGCCAAGCGCTTCTCCGATTGTGTTGCATGCGGTGTAACCGTCAAGAATGACGCTCTCCAATTCGTCTAACAAACCCTCTAGAAACGCCTGTGCGGTCATTTCCGCTATGCTTACGCGTGCAGTCGGGTCAGAAGTCGAATTCTTCGCTCCCGCGCCGCTACAAGCCTTCAGAGGCTCTCTGACGGCGTTCAGCCTGTTGCGAGCGCTTTTGATGTCTTTCGCGGCCTGCCTAACACTCTCCCACCATTCCAGCCCAGTCATGCCACTACCTCGCCTTTTCCTACAATTCCTCGACCGAGAAATAGATGCCCATGATGTCAGCGTAGCCTTTGTCGAGACTCTCGCTGCAGATAAAGCGGTCGTCTTCAATTATTCCACACCTGGTCAGACAGTCTTCAAACGTCTTCAGCATGTTCGACATGTCCGGCTTCTCCGTCATGGGGCTGCCATCGGGATGCTTCTCGCTCGCAGGAAAGCACCACTTCACCACGCAACGCAAAGGCCCGGTGAGTGGCTGGAAGTTCTCCGACACCTTCGTGACCGACTTCAGCCACACACAAATCAGATCCTCCGCGGTTTTCAGTTCGTCTGACTTACGGATGGCGGCGTGCATTCCTTTACCACCGCCCACGATGTACGCCAGAAGGGCGTTATGCGTCACGCTCGGCGGCTTCATGGGCAAGAATGCCGACACACGCCTTTTCGCGTCTTGTGCGGGCTCTGCGTGCCTTGTACGGCCACCCGCGCTACTTCTTGGGTCAACCACATCAATCAATCTCCTCAATGTGAATCGTGAATCGTGAATCTCAAAAAAATGAACCGCGCCAATTACACGGGCGCGCGCGGAAATGTTCAAGAGCTTGCGGCAAACGCACCCTAGCACTAGCCTCAGCGTACAAGGGGCGTTTGGCGCGCGCCCTTGGCGCCAAACCCCTGTGCTAGGGGCGTATTGTCCAAGGATTGAATACGAAAAAATCACCATTACCACCAAAATCGGCTTATATACCTATATAAGCGGTGCGCCGTTTTTGGTGGCAACTACTCATTTGTGTCATTCAAAAAGCCACTTTCTGCTTCTTTAACTGCGTCGATGTACATCGTCATCATGCGAGTGCGACCTCGTGAGCCCTCAACTTCAATTTTGCGCTTTTCGATAGCGCACCAATCGCTGTCCGCCCACCTCTGAATGCTACGAATGTTCGGCTTCACTTCGTACCCCTCTGGGTCTATGCGCGTGCCGATTCGCTCGAGCAGATCCTCTTGGGTGACATATCCGTTTTCGTCCGCACAACCATCCGCCACCGCCGCATCGTAAGCGTCCTGCATCAGCTCCGCCGCTTCCTTCTGGATGCGGTGGTTCTTCGCCAGCTTGCTCTCGCGCCCCTTGGCGAATGGGTCAGCGCCTTCCGTCTCGAACTTCGCGAGCATGCCTGTTGGGTCATCGTAGAACCGTGGCCACTTGAAGATAACGTCGCGCTCTGGCGGTGTAGGAAAGCTCCTCGTGGTCATGGATACGCGATAGGCTGGGCAATCGTTTAAGCGCGTGCGCCTAAACTCCTCCGGAATCTCCAGTGGCGTGAAGTCACACATTGAGTCCGCATCACGCGCATAAACACCAGAGCCACTCATGCGGTCCATTGCCTTCTTCTGGCCGGCCGTACCCTTTGGATGGTGATGCGCATAAACAACAGCGCATCCGCACTCCTCGGTGATACGGTCGATGGCGTTCGTGAACTCTGCCACCATGCGAGAATCGTTATCGTCTCCGCCGTTGACCTTATAGACCGGGTCAACGATGACCATGGTGAAAAAACCCTTCTCGCCACGTGCCAAAACACGGCGAATCAGAATGGGCGTTAAGTCCTTCATAAGGCGAGCCTTACCGCGCAGATTCCATGAATAAAAGTTGGTCTTTAAATCATCGAGTGCGCCAGGTTGTTTATCGCCGTGACGGGCGTCCCAAACCGTATGGAGACGTTGTCTAAACTCATTCGCTTCAATCTCCAAGTTTACGTATAAAACGCGTCCTTTGATACATGGCATACCCAGCCACGTACTACCCGTACAGACCGCCTCGGCTAAGTCAATGAGCGCATAGGATTTGCCCATCTTAGAGTCACCCGTCAGAATCATCTTCTGTCCCTGGCGCAGAAGTCCCGCGCCCTCGATACCAATAAGCGGGGCGTTCAACTCCACCGGCTCGTCCCAGTCTGAACAGTCAGCTTCGTCTGGCAAATCGTCTTCAGACTCGTCCGCCCACTTCTCCCATTCATCCCAGTCCTTGCAGCCAATGTTGAGCTTTAGAAGTCTCTGACGATTCTGGCCACGCGTGATGCCTGGCATACGTGAGAGACGGCTGGGATTCTTGTTAGCCATGTCTGGCGAAAACTTACGGCGCGCGCAGAACTGATACAGCTTCTCTACGCGCTTCCTGTACAAGTTTTCATCGGTGCCTGCGTCAATGTGGACGATAGCGTGAACGCTTTTGTTGCCACTTGATACTACGGCCACGCACGGGAGCTTCATCGCCTGGATCATGCCAAGCTGCTTCTCCACTTCCAGCGTGTCAGACTCAACAAGGGCGTATCTAAACTCTGTGATGTTTTGGTTGGAGCGTCCTTTACCGTCTACCGGGTTAAAGCAGATCCATGCGCCCGCCTCCGGGTTCCAGTCGCCCAGCACCTTGCCCAAGTCTCCTCCGCACTTGGCGAGCTCCTCTCGAAGCTCGCCTGCGTTTCTGTCCCAGTGTCCACGCTTTGGCATATACTTGCCGTCTTTTTCATAGACCTCATTGACGTAGCACACACGGTCGGAATCCTCAAACACTGCCGCTAGGTAGTCCGATAAGTCCTTAGCCTGGTCCCAGTCTCCGTCCATAACATCGACGTCAACCTCGTCCGCCCAGTCTGGTGTAATGCCGAAGGCGTCGCCCGGGTCGATGATTTCATCGTCCCATCCAATGGCGTAACTTTTCACGCCTGGAGACCATCCACGGGCTCGCGCAAACGCGATAATGGTTCCGCTTTTAACGCGTGACGGTGAGCGGCCGAAGCTCTTCCACTTACGCTCGCACTCGCCCTCGTGGTAGCGGTAGATGTCCATGCGGCTCCACGCGTCCCAATCCTGCCAAGAAAAGCCGGACTCATGGAGCGCCATGCCACAGTCCACCCACTGTTGATAATCAAGCTCGGATGGGTCTATCCAACTAAGCGCCTCCAGGAGGTCTTTGTGGTCGTCTTTATTTCCCATAGTTATTCACCACATCTACAAGAGCACGATAAAAAGGCCTGATTTTTACGAATGCCATATCCAGTGACATATCGACGACCTCAATACCACACGCCTCGGCCACGCGGTTTTCAATCTGCGCGCCTTTGCTCTTCGTCCATCCAGGGAGAAGAATCATCACCTCATACATCGGATAATAAGGCTCGTCTTCACCGTCTCGAACTCTAAGCGATAGAGCCTGTAGACATGTGGCCATGGCGGCTTCGTATGGAGAGTCTGAAGGTATCTCTGTGGCTGGGTTGAACACCATGCCATCGCTTACCTTATGCAGAACCTTCTCCATGAAGATGAAGGGGTATTTGTACCCCTTCACGCCTGTGATTGGTCCAGACAGATACACGTTTCTACCCTTTAGAAACTGAAGGTCGCTTTCCGTGACACTTTCTGCAGCAAGCTCCGCGAGCTTGTCAGTGTATTCATCGAGGTTCATTTCAATACATCTCCTAGTCCTAGACTTGCGGACAGATCTGCGAGCTCGTCTACTCTTGTCTTTGCTTCTTTGTCAGCGAGTGGACCGTTGATGAAGTCTTCTGCATACTTCAGCGCATCCTCTACGCTTTCCTTCTTGGCCACTAAGGTGATGGTACAAAGTGCCGCGGTAAATCCTGCGTCGAAGCCTTCTTCGCGGCCAATGTTATAGAAGTCTTTAGATATCGCCTTCAGAAGCTCAGCATCGAATGCAGACATTCCAATTTCTTCAAGATCCATTAGTCCTTCTTTCTAAGCAACAGCCAGCCATTGAAGAAGTTTCTTCATGGTTGAACCTTTCTATTCGGTTGTTAAAAATGGGGAATTAAAATAAATCGGTATTTATCCGAAGAAGCCGCCCCAGTAGAGCAGCAAGAAAGAAATAACCACACTGATTGCGAGGGTGTAGGCATTGTGCGGCGCGTGGGGCTTGCCATGGTTGATAATCTCGTAAATTAACCCAAAAACAACCAAAACAAGCCAAATAATTTGCGGAATACCAATGTTAATTGTCATTTATTCATCTCCAAAAATCGGTATTTATTGCAGTAAATCGTGCTTTTTTGTTTTTGTTTTCTCACTTTCGCTTCCCTCTCTTTGCATCTCTTGCACATTTCAGTTGCCAGTAGTTACACAAAAGCGAGTAGGTATATAGTGGTCCTCCATAGGCAAAATGGGTTCCAAAGAGCCACTTAGGACCTTCTGGGTCATCAGCATCAAAGCCAGCTCCCCAGCCATGTTTAGCCTCGATGTGCCAGAGAAACCACGCAAGAATTCTTTGAGGTATGGTTAAATACGGAATCATATTTTGTCTCCTTTTCTTGGTTATTCATTGCTGACCCTTCCATGCGAGCCTTTTGTAATGCTCGATTGCTGCGTCAAAGTCGCGAGTACATTCAAAAAGAGTCTGACTTGTGACGTTCCTTTGACGGTATGCAATCAAGCACTCATGTTTTTCTTTCAATGCTCGCAAGTACAGTTCATCTGCTGTCGGCTTGTGCTCAGTCACAACGGGAATGTGATAGTTCCAAGTGTTAGGCTTCATCGCTCACCACCCTTGCGCCACAATGAGGGCAATACTTAGGTAAAAGCGCTGCTCCAGTTATCGTGTCCCACAGTGCGCCACAATTTCCGCAACTGCTTGTGTAATATGGCTGAGCGTCGATACCGTCATCCTCACGCTTAATATCTGCGGTACATGTAGGGTCGATAAGGTCGGCTAGACGGTTAAAGAAGGCTTCATATGACTTAAACTGTGTGCCGATAATATCGCTAATCTTGAAAAACGCCACCTGTATGGTCATAAACCAGCCACTATTGCCTTTACCAGCTTCACGTAGCTTCTTCGCTACCTCTTCACGGCTAATCATCGCTATCACTCAGCATTTCGAGCTGGTCGGCGATGTCAAAGAGTTTAGCCATTGACCAAGAAGTCATTTCTCCTTTATCGAGAACGTGTTTTAGTTGTTTTCTAACCGATGCGATTGTTACTGGTCTTTTGTGAGTGAGTTCGTCAGTTTCAAAGAGAATGCGAGTATTATTGATTAGGTCAACCACAGAGACAATTTTTGCGTTAGCCCTACTAAACGCATATCCATCGACTATATGTTCGGTGCCATCAGATTCGTATACTGTGTCACCCATCTTAAATGGTATGCCGTCTTTATCACGGGGTAATTCAACCATGTTAGACGTGTCGCATAAGTCGATTAGACGTCTAAGAATCGTATCGACATCATCCTTATATGACGTGGTATCTTGTGCTTCCTCGCCAAAAACAGCTTTGTACAAGTCGTAAACACATACATCGTTGCATTTACATATCCTCTCGGCGATTGCTTTACGTTCATCTTTAGTTAGCATTGTTGTTCCTTTCAGTTGTTTTTGTTTGGGTCGTACGTTGCGGGGTCAATGTCGCGTGGAACAATCCAGCGGTTCATAGCCAAGCGACTCATCATGTGGCTGGCTTGCTCAAACGTCCAAAGCCCCGGATGCTGGAAGCCTTTGCGCTCCAACATGCGCACCTGTTTAGGTGTAGCCAGATGTGCGTCGATACGCTCGTGCGCCTTCTTCAGCACCAACTCCGCATATCCCTGCGTCATGCCGGCTGGGTCAATGCCAAGATTCTCCAGCTGCTTAGATTGCGCTTCAGTGGCTGGGTTTTCTTCCCACGCAAACGATGACTCGAAGGTCTGCAGATCTAAGTCGCAAATACTGACCGCGTACTGCAGAGGGTTCACGAATTGCGCCTTACGTTTACGCATACGCTCAAGCTCCGCCGCCACTGCAAGCTCGCGCTCCAGGGCCACGTCTTGCTCGGCGATTGATTCAGCGCCTAAAAGATCTATAGCCCCTTCCGCTTCCTGTGTCATCTCGGTTATACGCTTGGCCACATCATCAGATGTGGCGAAAAGTGCCGCCGGGCGCACCAGATTATGGCGTCCAGTCATCCACAAGAAGTCGAGCAGAAGAAGCTTCTCTTTGCCTGTCTCAGGCGATAGACGCGTACCACGGCCAACCATCTGAACATAAAGACTTCGGCTCTTGGTTGGTCGAAGGCACACGATACAGTCCACCGCGGGACAGTCCCAGCCTTCCGTGAGTAGCATGGAATTGCAAAGTACTTGGTACTTTCCGCGGTTAAAGTCCGAGAGAATCTCCTCGCGGTCTTCTGACTGTCCATCCACTTCACATGCTGTGAGCCCGCGCTCGATAAGCTTCTCCGTGAACTTCTTGGCCGTTCTAATAAGTGGTAAAAACACCACCGTGCGCCTGTCTTTGCAGCGCGTAACCATAGCGTCCGCGATGGCGTCCAGGTATGGTTCTAGGGCGTCTCCAAGCTGCCCCGCTTGGTAGTCTCCATGCGTTACTGACACGCTCGACAGGTCAACCTGTAGAGGTACCATCTCCGCTTCGATAGGACACAAGTAACCATCGTTGATGGCGTGCGCCATGTCGTACTCGTAGGCGATGGAATCGTACACTTCGCCAAGGTCTTTGCGGTCTGCTCTGTCGGCAGTTGCGGTAACGCCCAGAACGTTAGCGTTTTCAAAGTGGTCGAGGATGCGGGTGTAGCCTTCCGCGAGTGTGTGGTGTGCTTCATCCACCACGATACAATCGAAGGCGTCTGGTCTAAACTGTGACAGCCGGCTCTCGCGCATGAGCGTCTGAACTGAACCAACCGTGACCGACGTCCATGAGTTGAGACTGGTATTCTCCGCTTTTTCCAGCGCACATTTTAGATTGGCAGTTTGCTCAATCTTTGTCGCGGCTTGCTCTAAAAGCTCACCGCGGTGCGCCAGGATAAGAGAGCGCCCGCCGCGTGATGCCACACGACGGACGACCTCGGCGAAGCATATGGTCTTACCCGTTCCGGTTGCTTGAACCAGCAACGTACGCTTTCGACCTTGCTCCCACTCTTTGAACACTGACTCAACCGCCTCGACCTGATAGGGTCTCAGCTCCATAATTACAGCCCCTGATACTGGCTAGGCTGTGGCGCTACCTGCCCAGGTTGTACAACGCTCTGCGCAGGAATAGTGGCCTGTTGTGGCTGTGG